CAAAATTTAAAATCAAAATCAAAACCATTTTCTCCCACTTCTAGCATGTATGATGATAAATCATGCCAATCGAGAGATAGTCGATCTAAACGAGGAATACAAAAAGAATGTTTTATTGGATTGTGATAAAATTGCATGAGAGTTGTATAAAAATATTTGCGCATTAACATAAAATGTATAATATTTCCACAGGCGAAAATTCTAGTCTTTGGAACTTCTATTTTTGCTATTTTGATTCTCTCATCTTTAAATGAAAGTGAAAACGGTAAAACTGGAACTATACCAGCGCGAATCTGCTGACACGCTATTTCAAACTCTTCCTGAATTCTTGCTGACGCTACAATATTATTTGCAGAATCAATAGAAAATAGGGAATCTTTCTTGATACCTTGTGCCGAATATGGCCATCCCATGGAGGTTGTCATATCCATCCTGGTGTTCTCTGGTAAGTTCTGAATTCCATTTAAACATTCATGTAAAGATAAGATTTTTTGCGGTACTATACTACGGTGATTCATTCTCTTCATATAATACTTCATAGACTGAACTGGTATACGAAGCTCTTCTTCTTCAAAAACCTTTTGGGTGGTTGTATATCCAATAAATAATTGTTTATAAAATGCATCACCCTTGAACTCATTGCTTAATCTCGGATCTTTCCCACTTAAGGGGGCTGGCTGAGTAGTATGATTACCGTAAAATTCAAAAACGGCAGATGGTTGTAAATCTGTTTTCACATTCTGATATACCGGTGGATGGACTATCCCTTCAAATTTAAGTGAAGATTTTTCGGGAAGGAGATCAGTACAATATTGAGGCCATGTTTCTAATTCTATTATTTTCTCGGTATCAGCTAAGGTTAATGGATTATCAATGGCATCATTTAAAGCAGATGAAGTAACAAAATGAAAATATGAATCCCCATTTAGTTTGCCTCGGGCAACATGAATTCCAAGTAGAGGTTTTTCTTGATCTAATTTTCGAATTAAACTTCCACATGAACTATCACGTTCCGGATATGATGCTTGGGCTACGATTACATAGGTTTTAGTAGATCCTTCTTTACGATTGGTACGCACTTGCATAGCTGTTACTTTACCAGCACCAATTATGAACTCACCATCGATTTCTTCTCGACTCTTAAATCCTACATAATCATACTTAATGACATCATAATTTGTTACTGAATAGTCGCCGTCCCAAAAATGCTTCACAATGTCTTGACTAGCTGAGAAAAGTTTGGAATCTAATTGATATAATACTACATCTTGCCTAAAATTGATATCTTTTTGAAATTCTGCATTAATGTTGCCTCCTAAAAATCTCATTCTTGATCTCTCAAAAACGAAATTTTTAATTTCTTTATTCCAATTTGATTTATTGATTTGCATCAATTCTCCATCTTCATAATATGTGAATGTTACTGGATGGTAGAAAAAATGTAATGGAAGCAAAATATAATGTCCCTTCACAAAGACACAATTTAAAGTAGTTCCAGTTGAAACTACTCTAACAGATCCTGTAGCTTTTCGGTATAAGACAGATAATTGATCGTATCCTCCTGCTTGGAGTCGAGTTGGTACGATTGGATGAGATGTTGATGGTTTAGCAGTTTTAGTTGTGCCAGATTGTTCTATTGAATGATTTCGGATTTCTGAGATTAATTTTACT